TCTTCTTTGGCTCTTTTCATTTTTTCAACATTCTCATTAAATGTGTCAGCTGATCCATATGACGCCACAATATCCCTTAACTGTAATTTTAGGGCGTGGTTGTCGGCGTTCTTGGTTTCATCTGTGAGAATATTATAATGATCGCCAGTTCTTGCGCTTGTTATATGCGCTTTTCTTGTTACATTCTCGGTTTGCATACCATTTAAACAAGCTAACGTCCAAGCGACTCCAAACACGGCTACACTACCAGCACCAGTTTCACTATTGGAAATTCCTATTCCATGCGCCATAAGATCATTAAGCCCTGCATCAGCCGTTAAAACTTCAGATTTTAACCTGATGTAAAGTTTTTTGTCAGTATTGGCATAATTAACAATTTTCCATGAAGCATTTGAATCAGCTAGTGTTGGCAACGCTGACTCTAATAAATCAGAATTGTCAAAAGTTTTAAACTTATCAGATAAAAAAGCCCTCGCCGTTCCAGTATGATCCGTTGCCGACCATGATATATTATTAGGATTGTCATAAGTCCTAATCATTCTTTTGCACGGCTCTTTTTCCCATATAGCGTTAGTCAGCTGATCGTATTCTCTTGGGTAGTCTTGTTGTAAACGTCTAGCCGTTCTCGTATCTAAACCATTTTTATATGCTATCTGATCAAAACATAAATCATTTACATTTAAAATTTGTGTTTTATCTCCATGATTAGCTTCCATGATTATTTGACTGGTATTTTTTCCGTGAACTCTATCGTCTAAATTTTCAATAGTTCTAAACTGAAGTTCGGAAGTTGGTGCTATATAGTCTTGTTTCATAGCATTTTTTTCTTGAATTTCCCTCAACATATTCTCAAGGGTTTTATTATTGTTTTCTAAATGTTGCATTTATTTCTCCTATAAAATGTGTGTTAAAATAGAAAAACTGGGAAATTAATCCCAGTTTCTTTATATACTAAAAATCCTATATGTAAAGTTTTTTACGTTTTGTAGTTTTTATAAATTGCTGATTCAGGTGCTAAATAAATAGTTTGTTCAGTATCTGAATTATTACAATTTGGACATTTTTCTATAAATTTTTCTTTTTCTTTATAAACATATGTGCAAACTAAACACTCAACTAAACTTAACATTTATACCTCCTCTTTACGTCTTTCAGCTGACTTGTGTTTTTTTATTACACAATCCACATGACCTACAAATTTATTAAAAGAACTTTGCGCCGACATTAAATCGGTCAAAGCGTCTTGAAGTAAATGTTTTTTTGATGCAAAAGGCTTTTCTTCCCACGCTTTATGTATAGAAAGACGAACTAATTTATCTACTAATTTAGCCATATTAATATTTTCGTCTTTTAAATCTTCATTGTGAAGATGAACCATTTTTAAAAATTCTTCTTCTCTACTCATTTGCTTCCTCCCAATGTATCTCATCTCCCTCAATCAAATCTTTAAGATATAACTTTATTTCTTCACGAGTTGTATCTTCATGGTCAAACTCAAGGGTTATTATTACTTTTTTACTCATCTTCGTCCTCCTCATTTTCATCATCACAAGGATCTTCAAAAAACACTACGATACAAGCTATATCCTTATTCTTCTTATACTCTTTCATTTCTTCTTTAGAAATAGTATCAGCGTATGCCCAATTAGTATGACCTAACATAAGTTCACACGCTTCATCTATATCATCACTAATATATTTACCCATTATTTTTCTCCTCCCATTCTTTTAATCGTTCAAGTAAACCCTCAGCAAACTCCAAACGACCACGACATATATCTCCTGAGCCATCTGATATGGTTTCCCAAGGATGTTCCTCGTTGATTTTTATTTCGTCTTTGCAATGCTCTTTAACTTTCTTAATTAACTGCTTAACGTCCATCTGCTTCCTCCTCTATAAATAAATAACCACTTCCGTTCCCCTCTTCATCTTGAGAAACAGAAATTTTTAAATCAGGCTCTCCACTAGCATTTCCTTTTGTTAAAACAAAAACTGGAAATTGATCATCTGTATACCCATCATCAATTTCACTATCATCTTCAATTTTAAATTCTTTAATGGTGTAACCGACTAATTGACCATAATGATCTTTAGCCCAATCTTCCCACTTCTTATATTTTTTTGACATAGACTCTCCTATAATATGCGATTTATCTTATATCCATACCAAAAAAATAAAGCCGTGTCAAACACGGCTCTAAATTTACTTTCTTCTACGGATTATTTTTGGTTTTTTGTTTTTATACTTATCGTAATCTTCTCCGTATAAAAGTTTGCCTATCAGGTCAAACAGAAAAAACATACTACCTCCTTTCATTTTGGTTATCTATTACAGCTTGTTCGTGAACGTCTAACTCTTGCAATCTTAAAAATAAAGTTATTCCATAATCATAGCCCAGTTTATAGTAGTGCATATTTTCATGGTGTTCGGCTCTATGCCCTTTAAGATTATATAAACAGATCATTGCATCAGCTAAGCCATCTTTGTACGCTGATAAATCTTTTTCTGACATTTCAGTTCTCCCCATTGTCTTTCCTCCAATCCTCTATAGTTTCATAAGTTTCGCCCTCTCCTATGGTTGAATAATCAAGCCAACCATTAGAAGCATCAACACCTTTCATAAAAGCAAAATATTCTTCTTTAGTATCAAACCAATAATCTTTAATATTATTTTCATCTTGGTCTGATCCCCAAGCTATCTGAACATTTATTGATTCTTCATATGTATCCCCTTTTGGCACAACAAAACCAATAACTTTGATTTCATTGTCCCCATCATCGTCTGTTTGGTCTACATTGTAATCAACTGGACAATTTTTCAGCCACTCAAAAAACTTTCTTCTCTCAGTTTCAACATAAGAATCAGAAAGCTCCATTCTTTGTTTTTTTGCTAATTTTTCTAAATGTGGCCAACATACATCGTATATCTCCTCATTATCAAATGTAGCTATCCAATCGCTATGCTTATTACTAATAAAATATGCTTTAATCATTTATATCCTCCCCTGAAATTGTGATAAGTCTGCATCTGATACAATATCTCTAGGACATTGAAAACGAGTATACAAAAGTTTAGCGTCTTGTAATACCTTACGCTCTTTTCTGTTCCTCTGCACTTGGGTTAACTCTCCGTCTTCCCATAAAGTTTCTTCAGCAAGTAAACAAGATATTTCTTGCCAACATTTTCTAGCATCAGCTTCGTTTTTTGGAAAAGCGCCCCTAACATAATTCCATCTTGGATCATCGTCAGGGAATATAATTTTAACTCTAGTCATTATTGTCCTCCTTTTTAACTTCTGTGACCTCTAAAACTGCCTCGTCATGCTCTCCGTAGTCAAGATCCTCTTGACATTTTTCAAAGAAACAATAGTTTTCTTCAGCTTGCTCTGCATTATCGGCTTTTACCCAATAATGAGTGTAGGTATAAGACTGACAAGTTACTTTAAATAATTTTTTAGTCATACAAACTCCTATAAATGTGTGTATAGGATTTATTGCATACTTTTATTTGAAGATCAAGCGGAAAAGTTTTTGCCACTCAAAAGGGGTACTCGTTTTAAAGATAGGTTCTAGCTGTAACCCTCTAATTCTTAAATCTACAGCTTGTTTTCCACTATATAGATATATCTCATCTTTTGTTCTTACTAAAACCCATGTAGAAGCGTTTTCATATCGTGTTAACCAACTAATTTGATTTGCAGATAATTTAACAACATTCCCTACAGTTACTTTTAATTCTACAAAATGAAATAAATTTTTATCATCACAAATTAAAAGGTCAGGAATACCTAACGTCATCCAATTTTCTATTCGTGTTAACAATACTCGTTTAGGTAATCGGCTTACGGCTGTTTTAATTTCCTGATAAAACCCGCTTTCCTTTTTTGGTGGGGGCTTTGTCCTCGTGTTCAATAACAGTTTCAGCGTGTCTCGGTTCATAAGACTCCTTTATTTCTTTTAAGGCCTTCAATACTTCATCTTTGGACATACTATCTATTGTGCCATGCCTTATTTCTGATTTGTTTATATAAATATTACCTTGAGCTTGTCCTCGTCTATATTCAGCTTGAACGGCCGCCGAATAAGCACCATTGTCTAAAGCTCTGTCTCTAATGGTTTGTAAATCTTTTAAATGTCTTTTGTAATTAACCCCATATTTTTCATCTAGCTCTTCACGATAAAGCTGTATAGCTTTAACAACATGAGGACAGATTTGTGGGTTAGTCATTTCATAAGCTCTTGTGTGAGCAGACGTTGCTGGGAACCCAGCATTTATAGCGGCTTCTCTCATGGTAATCATACCATCATTACTAACAAGTTCTTTAACAAAGATTTCTTGTTTTCTTGTTAACTTACTTTGTATATCTACTTTTGGCCGACCTCGGCCTTTCTTCAAAGGTTTTAAATTATTCATCTCTTTATATATATACCAGAAATTATTTTTTTTCAAAAAACTTTTTTAGCTCTTATAAGGCCAAAATTGATTTAACAAAGTTACATATTTGTATATTGTAAGTGTAACCATTTATGTAACCACTATAATCCTTATATATAAAGGGATACAGAAGAAAGGTTACATGGTTACACCAGTTACACCTATATTTTAATAAAAATATTTTTTTTATTTTTCTGTCTATATATAAAGGCGTTAACGTAAAATATCTCTAATCTTCTGTAAAAAGGTTTCTTTGCGAGGCGTGACCCGTGGATCTAGGATATGTAGCATCCAAACTCTCTTCGTAGTCTCCGTCTCTTTCAAGTTGGCTTCTACAGGGTGGGATCCAAAGCAATTCAGTATTTTTTTCTTTATCTTCATCAGCATATCCTTTCCACACGAACCAAGCATAGCTAGTAGCCGTTGAAGCGGTAGCAGACAGTTTACCTTTAAGAATTGGGACTCTTTCTGTAAATTGAGCCACAAAGTTCGGAGGGTTTGGTGTAAATAATCTTTCATATCGGCCTACGCTTTCTAAAAATTGAGTTCTTGCAAACACAGCTACACAAAATTTTGCTTGTCTTAATGCTTTTAATACAAATTCTTCGGCTAAATTAAAAGGGGGATTGGTAATAATATAATGATACTTATCTTTTTCATCTGTTTTCAAGAAATCAGCTATACGATCTTGGCCGAAATCATCAATATCGGCAGACACGACTGTGTGAAAATACTCTTTTAAAACTTTGGCCATATGCCCCGCTCCGCAAGCTGGCTCAAGACAATCTATATAACTATACTTACCCGTAAACATTTCAGGTATGTGCCATTTTTTTTCCAAAACTTTAAACAACGCTCTTGTAGCCCAAGGCGGAGTAGGAAAGTAATCTTTACTATCCTTATCCTCGTGCCTTTGGCTCATAACGGCGTGTGTTTTATTTTGTACCATGATGTTGGTTAGCTAATTGATAAAATACTTCTTGTTTACTGTGTTCATACGTTGTCTTAAACTCTGGAACATTCAGCTCTCCGCCCCATTTGGGACTCGATGTGCCTGTATACCAAATTTGACCGATAAGTTTCTTTTTGTAGAAAAGTTCCCAATCTGAAACACCTGACCATTTAGCATACGCTCTTTCTTTTTCTGTATTATAACCAGTCTTTGGTCTTTTTAAACTGTAAATAGATTTTACATTATTTAATATAAATATAACCGTTTTATCATCATAATAAACTTCTTTATCCATATCATCTCCTATAAATGTGTTATAAGACATATCGCATATATATAAAAACTTGTCAAACAAAAACCCCGTAACTACGGAGGATTGTGGCTACAGGGTTTTTTTCATCACACATTTTATACACAATATTGGAGTTCTACAGAGGAAAACGTATTGTGCATAATTTTAATCGCATATATTTGTATATATGTCAAAGTTATTTTTTCATCTGTTGTCTTAGACTATCTAAAACATCATCAATACTTGGTTCTTTTGAATTTGGATTGTGCAAGCATTTGTACTGACGAGGACAACCAATAAAAGTATCTGTAAATTCCAGTTCATATGTTTTGTTAGCACCTTCATAAATACAAGCCAATCTGCCTTTATATGTTTTTTGTGTTTTTAATCTACAGGTAACATAAATTTTTTTGTTTGTTTTTTTATATTGTTTTTGTTGCCACGACCATTGGGGGGTGCCTTTGTACTTGTATTCTTTTCCGCCAGAATTAAGTGTGGTTGGATATAACATAAGTAAAAATGCAATAACATAACTACCAGCCATATTTAAGCTTTAAACGATATAGCACGAAAACAATAAAACTTAAAATTAAACAGGAAATTAATATTATGCCTACGATGCTGATGATCTTGTCTCTTAATTGTTGGCGCTCATAAATTAATTTTTGTCGGTCTTTCCTGATCTGACCTTCCATTTGAAGTAACTCAGCATATGCGTTTGGGCCAAAAGTATAATTTAAAAATGTTTTTAATTCTTGTCGTTGTTGAGCTAACTTTTTCTTTGCAGCAAAAGCTTCTAACGCCGTTTGTTCAATAGAACTGGCATACATAAGCTTTTTAAACAAAGGAGGGTTCTTGGCTTGTCTTTCTGCATTATCAACATCTGATACAGCTCCCATCCAACGTCCGAGGTCTCCCGTCATAGATTCCACATCGCGGCCGAGTTGAAAGCCGGCCTTAATTGTCTCAAAAGCTTTGCTGGCGATACCGA